AAAAAAAGAAGGGAGTGGAGCTAACCACTCCCCCTATTACCTATTAGGCTTTCTGCATCAAGATACCCTGATTAACCTTGAAGAACATTACCATAAATTCGGTAAGCATTTCTCCCTTGAGTTCATCATAAGCACTTGCAGCCTGATTACCACCTACTCCAAGTCCTGACATTCCTGTTATGAACTTCATAATCCTACGTCTGTTTTCGCCGTTGTAGTTTCTGTAGCCAAGAACAAGGTTCTTCATTTTCTTTGCCCCTTCACCGTTAGCATTGCTCCCTACGAGAACATTTGTTTCAGGAAGTATGATACCGGTTTCTGAGAAGTCGTAAGATGAAAGACCAAGTTTAACAGGATTAGCGAAACTCTTCATTTCGTTCATAGAAAGAAGAATACCATTCTTGTTGATAGCGCGTACAGCAACACCAACCTGACCAAGAGCACTCATGAGGTCTGTTCCACCTGAGTATTCTTTAATAAAGTCAAGAGCTGCATTCTCCATATATTTATACAGAGTCGGGCCAAAGTATCCATTAACTCTTACATCTGTTACACCCTGAGAAAGAAGAGCGTTCTTAATCTGGTCGCAGTCGAAAATATTGGGAGTACCATCATATAGCAGTCTCATACCGTCTTCATCGAGGTGATGGAAAACGCCTTTTGTTCCATAAGGAACGTGAGTTACGCTGTCGCTATCAGTCTGAGTGATTGCAGTGTTGGTATATTCTTCACCAAGCCATATTTCATAGTTGACCTGTGAGTTAAGATCGAAGTCAGCTTCCATAGTAGCTTTGGTAAACATACCTTGTCCGCCACCTATGAGTTTTTCATAATATCTCTCTGTAGCCTGTTGTCCGCCCTGTATCTTGAAAGATGCTTTCTTGATAGCTGTTTTAAAGGTATGCTCATACCATCCTGCATTACGAGGAGTAGTCCCAGCAGTACCCGGAGCAAATCCACCACCAGTTACAGCAACGGTTGTGTTAGCCGGGATTGCAACTGCTATTTCTGCAAGTACGTTAACTGGTTTTGCGGTACAAAGGTCTGTGCTTGTTGCACCAACGGTGAGAACGTGATAACGAACATCCATTGTTGCAGCAACACCGTCAACCTCTACATATTCTTTCGGGATTATGAGAGCATCGCCAACGCGAAGGTAAGGACGACCTGTTGTGGTGTCATAGTCAGCGGCAAGCATATAGAATGACATTGTTGCTCCTGCTGCGGCTGTTGATACCTGAACCCTGAAAGTGATAGTCTTTTCATAAGAACCTTCTGAGAAGGCTGTGATCTCATGATTAGCCACGTCTACTTCTGCGCCAGAGAGAGTAAGAGCTTCAAAAAGCCCCATCAAGTTACCGGTTTCCTGAAAGATTTCCTTCCATACCTGCGGTTTATCCATAAAGTCCATCAGAGATGCCCATGTAGCATCGTATCCATGCACCTGAGTGTTGGAGTTGATGGTCTGAGTTGTTAATTCTGCCATTTATCTTTTAAATTAAGGTTATACAATTTCGTTAGCTTCGGCCAAACGCTTCTTTTAACCCCGGAAGTTTTTGTTCTGTTGATGTGTTGGTAGACTGATTAAGAGGTTTCTCATTGCCAAGCAACTTATCGGTAGCCTTGCTCTGTTTTGCAACTATGTCTGTCTCGATGGCTTTGTAAATCTTTGCAAAGTTTCGATACATATACATTGCATTCCGAATATCTTCTGCATCTTTTAGGTTCTCTGGATTATATTCAATCTCTCCGTCAAGGAAATATCCTTCAAATTGATCGGCAAATCCAACCCTATCTGCATCAGGTATCGGCATCTCAAAATTAGTCTCATCATCAACCTTCATCACAAGTTTGTCGAACTTAGCAAACTCCTGCGCCTGTGGTGCAAGAGAAGTCTTTCTCTGACTTTTCGCTTCGTCTCTCGCTGCCTGTATCTGTTCAGGTGTCTGAATTTCGGGAAGTTTAATTCCCTCTCTCAGTTTAGAAATCTCCGACTTGACTTCGTTGGCTTTTAATCTTAGTCTCGTTTTAGATGCGTTTGACCAACTACTTGGGTCTACATCTTCAAGTTTATACTCTTCCATAACATAATCACGAGCGTCCTCGAAACTAAGTTCTTTGTCGGAGAGCATGAGCCCTTTGATTACCAGTTCAACGTTGTCCATTTTTGATGTGTCCTTTGTGGCTAACTCTTGTAGCACACTCGATGACAGGTCGGGAAATTTCTTCTTCATCTGTTCTGCGATATAAGCATCCTGCGATGAAAAATATTCCAATGGGTTCAAAGAACGTTGGGCTTCTTCAAGCCTCTGTTTATAGTCTTTCTCTCGCTGTTCAAATTCTGTTATCTTTGGTTCGTACTCGTCAGCTTTATTTGCTCTTTCAAAACGAGTCTTTGCCTCATCAACAGTTTTAAACTGCAAGTTAAATTCTTTATTCATAGCGTCTAACCACGATGTTGCGGGATTAGATTCGCTGGTTGAACTCTGCTGTGTCTCAGTCGTCTGAGCAGCAGCAGCAGTTTCAGTTTCTTTATTATCAGCCGCAGCAGTTGTCTCTGTGGTCTGGGCAGACTGCATCTCTTTCATCTGCGCTTCTGTTTTTCCAAATGCCATATCCTGTTGTTGTTGGTTTCAATTCACAAAGTTAAACAATATAAAATTAAGGGGTCTGCTGACCGTCATTACCTTGCTGCGATAGTGCCGCATCGGGAGGCGTAATGCCCGTATTCATCGTCTGCTGCGGAGGTGGTGCTGATGGGGCAAAATTCTGCGGGGCGATAGGCTGCGGTTTCATACCCGTTATGTTTATGAGTGCCTGTACCTTCGCCATCTCACTTTGTAAGTCAACCTTATCTACCCCGCCATATTTAGCAAGTATGTTCTGTGCTATAACCCATCTATCGTGTGCTGCTCCCATTGTTCATTATATTTCCGGTTTCTTCATTTCTCATATCGGTATATAACTGATTGAGATATTTATAATTTTCTTCTACCTGTAAGAGTCCTTTCTTTGCCATTGCCCTGATAGCTTCTTCCTGTGCATCAGCCTGACCCTTTGCGGCAATCTTCTGAAGTTCGCCCTGAGTGTCAAGTTGTTTAAGTTGCTGCTGCTGCTGACCCTGTGCATTGATATTAGCCATAGCCTCCTGCTGCTTACGTTCGCGGTTCTTCTTCATCGTGTAGTCTACCTGCTGACGTATCTCGATGAGGTCTGAACCCATGTTGATTCGCTCGGTAAAGTACATGGCCTCTGCTGGCTCTATCAATCCTGCCGATATGCCGATCTCCATGTATCTCTTTATCTCTCCGATATGCTGGTCTGTCGGACGTGGCTTGAATGTCATGCCATACTGAACTGAGTCGTGTTCGGCCATAACCATCGAACGAATATCTGCCGGAGAAACCACGCCAGAATACGCGTCTCGTATATCTTCGTCAACTCTAAATCCCACCTGCATCCTGCGCATAACGCTTTCTCCGATGCTCTGTTTTATTTCGAGCGTTGCGCTTATTACCGGTTTTAAGACGTTTAGCGTTGCGGTTACTGCGATATCGGATGTCCCAACGGCTGTCTCTGACTTCGGCGACTGTCCCGTTGCGACAAGGCTTATTCCTGTTATCTGTTCAATCTCGTTGAATGCGATCATGAGTTCATTGGCAGTCTCCTGTACCCTTGCTCCCATACCACCATCAATAGGCGTTACCGGAGTTGCTGCACCACCACCGTACTGACCGTTGTACTGATACATATACGGTAGTATTCCGCTCTCTTTCCAAAGTTTAAGAACCGAGGCGGGATCAAGGGTTTTCTTGTTCAGGGTAATACCCATAAGCATACCCATGTTTACTGCGTAACCCCTCTCTATCATCCTTGCCATCGAGTTCTGATGTCTGAGCCAGATGAGTGCGATATTGTCAAGGATGGGTTTTAGTCTGTAGACAAGAGATGGTTCGATAAGCTGTTCAACATGAATGGGGATGCGAGGTTTTGATGGCTGTGGTCTGTCGCCCATAGTTAGCAATCCCCAATCAAGCGTAATGTCGGTATCCATAACCCACGCACACTGATAGCAGTTACGAATTGTTGTCTTGGTGTCATTCTGAGTCATGCCACGAGCAACCTGATTCTTAGTGAGAGGAGTAACTTTGTCTTTAAGTCCTAACTCTTTTACCGAACTTCTGCCAGAACTATTTGTGAAGTATAACTTGCGGAATACATCGGTGTCAATCCAGTAAGCATAAAATATAGGAACATTAAAACAGTCGTATTGATAG